TCATCAACAATAATTGCTGTTGCCATTAGTCAGTTACATCTTCAAGGATAATCAGACTGCCTTGTGCAACTGTCCAAACAATTTCTGATGTAGATAACTCAATATCAAAAATATCTCCTGTTTGAAGGTTGTGTGATTCTTCTGCTGCAAGTTTAACTGTAAATTCTCCAGCCAAATCATCTGCATCTGCTGCTGGAGTTAAGAGCATAACTGTGTTTGCATTATCTGTTATTACTCCAAGATCTTTAGCAAGGTTTGGTCTTTTAATTTTCATAGCAATGTTCCAATCTGCTATAACTAAAGGGGCTTGTGCATCGTCTGTTACGTAAACTTTAAACGCTGAGGTGTCACCACGAACTACTGTCCATTTAACGGTTGGGGGTTTAGCACCTACGTTGTATAAATCTTGAGATGAGTTTCTGAGAATGGCCATATTGTAATTATATCATGTTTGGATAAATAATTATGAAAGACCGTTCTTTAATGCTCCCCAAGTACCGTTACCTTTGGCGGTAACTACAAGAACTCCATTAGATGCATCTGCGTAAGCACAAACTGCTACAGCACCTGCACCACCTGCTGGTCTAACGTTTGTTAAACCTCCACCAGTCTTTACATATAAAATATCACCTGCAACAAATTCAGATGTATTCACATCTGGTAATACTCCAGAGACTACACATATTCCTTGTGCATTATTTGCTGTTGTAGATTTTAATAATCCTAATATTGGTGATGTTGTTGTAGGAATTGCTTTTCCTACTGTTGTTAAATCTTGTCCTGAATTATGACCATTAATAAATACAGGAGATCCTGCTGCAATTGATGCTCCAGATGTATTAATTACATCTAATTTCATGTAAGATAAGCCAAGTCCAGCAAGTGTATTATCTAATGAAGTTGCTAAAGAAGCAATATCTCCATGTACGTTTACACTATCATCAACTTGTGGGTATGGTAAATTATATATGCTTGATTGACCTGTTGCCATACAAATATTATATCATTTTAAATAATTTTTTGTATTATCTTACTAATATGACATTTTTGATTTGACTTGCTGGCAAATAGATGTTATACTTGATATATGACACCTACCAAGGGTGTCATGTTTTCTTAGGAGAGAACTATGAAAAAAGATAAAAAATTTTTAATAGGATTGCTCGCAAGTCTTGGATTATCTTCAGTATTTTTGAACATTTCTAATGCTCAAGGTGTTGAAACTAACCTGAAAAACGATAAATATGCAACATTTACCGCTGAGGCGGTTTTTTTGCTTTCTAGGCCAGATCATTTAAATAAACCATCTAGAGATAATGTAAGAACCCTTGCTGAATATCAGGATAAAGGACAACTTACTGACATTGAACTAAAAACTTTGCTATCTGCTTGTGGTTTTGAAAATAAACACTTAGTTGAGGCTTGGGCCATTGTTAAAAAAGAATCAATGGGTAACGCCTTGGCTTTTAATGGCAATAAAAGCACTGGAGACAAGTCATACGGATTATTTCAAATAAATATGATTGGTGACCTTAATGCTGATAGAAAAGAAAAATATAATTTAGACTACACTAGTCAACTTTTAAATCCATCAATTAACTGTCAAGTTGCTTACATAATGAGTGATGGTGGAAAAAATTGGGGACCTTGGAAAGGCATAACTTCAAAAACTAGAGAATTTATGTACCAGTTTCCTAAAGATTAATTTACTGGATAAGCGTTATATACAAGTAAAGAATCTGCTACAACCAAGCCAAATGGTTCTCTCATAAAATCATAAACATCTCTATCTTCTTTTACTGTTTCTATTTTATAAACAATACATGCTGCTTGATCGCCAATCATTTCGGTTGGACTTTTTGCTATTTGATCATTTATTTTTAATTCAGAAGCAACACAAAATATTAGTTTATTATCTCTTATTACTAAAATATCTTCTTGAGTAGAAAATCTTTTATAAATATCATCGTTAATTATAATAGTTTCAGAAACATTGGTTTTTTTAATGTTTGTTACTTTAGACTCTACAGTGTTATACTCAGTAACTACATCACCTGACCAAGATTTTAATCCTTCGTGGTTTGTTATAGGTAAACCGTCAAAAGTTTTAGTAATTAATATATCTTCAACAACTATATCTTTTGCTAACTTATATCCTTCTTTAGTTAATACTGGTGTATTTTCATCTATACAATAAGTAGGTGTAAATCCATATGAAATTGGTGAAAATCCAAATACTCTAAATGGTGAAAATCCAAATACGTTAAAGGGAGAAAAACCAAATACGTTAAAAGGAGAAAACCCAAATACTGTAAAAGGAGAAAACCCAAATACACCAAATGGTGTAAAACTAAACTGCCTTACGGTCAAATCAACAGTTGCTTCATAATCTGCTGGTGTTGTAACTGCGGGAATTTGTTCAACAATTAATCCATCGTTTGCTAATTCAGCAGGTTCTCCAGAAACTGTAGTGGTTACATTACCTAAAACAAAACCTTCAGATACAACATCTGCTTGAGCCTGTGCACTTGTTCTTCCAATAAAATTAGGAACCAGTTTCATTCCTTTTTTTACAACGTATTTAACTAGTTTTCCAAATAATGCCATAGCAAACCCCTATGCGATCAAGTCGCCGACTAGAAGCCAGGTGTTTGTATCAAACTTAAACAAGGATGCACCTGAGTACCTTGCTGCAATTGCTTTATTTGCATTTTTACTATTTAAAGTAACTCCTGCACCTGCAACAAATGTAACAGACCCAGTATTCATTCTAAAAACATCTATTTCTGATCCTATTGGAAAAGCAATACTTGAATTAGGTGGAATAGTTACTGTCCATGCTCCTGTAGAATCAAAAGTTATACTTTGACCAATATCACTTAATGTTAAATCATAATTTTGTGTTCCGCTACCAGCCTGCTTATTAAAGGTAACTAAACCACCATAAGATATCCAATTAGTTCCGTTGTAAAATTGTAAATCATTAATTGCTACAGCACCTGCGGTTTGTCTAACAAAACAAACTGTTCCTCTTACTGGTGCAGATAATGCTGCATCTCTTGCTGAAGGATTTAAAAAGTTGTTTATTCCAGCCTTAGCAGTAATTACTGCATTGGTATCTGCAAATGTAACATTGTTTTGAAATTCTTGTGTTCCAGACCAAATATAATTTGCAGCAGTGTTTGTGTTTGCACCAAGTGCGTAAAATGTGTCTGTTTCTTGATCGTAAACGTATGCTGTTTTACCAGTAGTATTTAATGATGGCATTATTCACCGATTCCTATTGCTTTAAGTTCTTCTTCTGTTAAACCTAGTGCAACTAGTTTTGCAATTGCAATTTCTTTTAAAATTATGTTATCAGACATTATGCACCTATGGTATCCCAATCAGAAGTTGCTGAATTATAAATTTTCATTTCAAGTGGGCTAGATCCTTTTACTACCCAAAGGGTTCCATCTGTTGGTGTTGATGGTTCTATTGCTGTATAAATTGCTGTTGGGTTTACTGGTGTGTTACCTGGTGTTGAATCTATGTCTAACCATAACAATCCTTCTTGAACTGTTGTTGGTTGTGTATTTGAAACAACGGAACCTGTTCCTAATGCCTCTAATGCATCAATTGAGTCTTGAATGTTTTTTAAATGGTATGCAATTGATGGATTTACTAATGCAGCAGTATTGCTGTTTGTTTCATCATATGTGCTTGAGCCGTAATGGTATGCTCTCAGAGCAGTCTGAATATCTGCGGCATCTTCATAGCCTGGAACTTTAGTAGAATATATATTTCCTATGCTAACATCAGCCATTGTTCATCACCTTCATCATTATACCACGATAGATATTACAAAATGAACCGTTTTTACACCAGTTAAATTTTGCCAGGTAGAACTAGCATACTCAACAGCGTTTACCGTTACTGGAATTACCTGTAATCCACTTACTGGGTCGTTTGTAAAAGAACCTATTTCTATAGAAGACGCTATTGGGTTTTCGTTTGGAATACTGTAAGTGATATTAAAATTTGCACTAGTTAAGGTTTGAGAAGTTTCTTCATCAACAATATAATTTACAGGAATATTAAATACTTTAGATCCATCAACAAATGTTCCAGTCATTATTTTATTGTATTGAAGTGGGTTTAGTTTAATTATTGGGTACCATTGAAATCCGTCAGCACCATCAGAATTGTACTGATAAACATATGAATATTCGTTATCTGTTTTTAAAACATTAACACATAGGTCTTTTGCTTTTGGTGTTTGGCCAATAAGTGCTGTATTTGGGTTTCCTACTGAAACATAAAACAAACTTCCACGTTCACCTTCAGGTCCAAAGTCAACTTCTACGTTTACGCTACTTGGTCCGCTTAATACTAAAAGTTCGTCGGTGGTTAATACTACATCAGCCATTATGCACCAGTTACATCTGCTGTTACAGTAATTGTTCCCTTTAGAAGTGTGTAAACAACTTCTACTCCGTTTGATACTTGAACATCGTAATAGTATGTGGTTCCTGCATCTAGATTATCTGCACCTAATTCTGGTAATATTACACAAGTAATTTTATCTTTAGCGTTGCTAATAACTGCACTTGCTGCAAATGGGCCTTCGTCTGGATCTGGTCCAGTTGAGTCAGCGATGGAAAAGGCAGAGGTATATCCTGTTAAGTCAAATGTGTTGCCTGCAGCGTCTTTGGGGTATATAACGAATTCATAACGGTCACCCTTGTAATAATTAATGTTGTATGTGCCTGGAAATGCCATAAACCCTCCTAGTTCATTATATCATGCTATGAAACTGATACATATATTTTTTTTAGTATTAGGTTTGTTAAAAAATCTGATTTTGCATATGGTCTGCAGAAGTTAAACCACATTTCTTTATTTTCTATGTGTATTGTTTGGTCAACTGTTAGGTCAAAGATTCCTTGATATTTAAATGATCCAACCATTGTTAGAACTGATTTGTTAATTTCGGGGTATACGGTAGCAAACCAAAGTTCAGTATTATTAACAAAGGTTTCAAGTGAAAAATTATAAGTAATTCTAATAGTTGATCCTATTTCTAAACTTCTAAAGGTAAATGATCTGGCCTGTTCGTTATAAAGAGTGTTGCAATTTAAGGGTAGAAATGAATGGTTTTTTAAAATATCTTTTTTATCAATATATATATCGTGCCAACCATTTTCACCTCTAGTTGGTTCTACGCTAAAAATTCTAGAAGACTTGTCTTCGTAACTAGCCCATCCTGTTTGTTGTTTGTAAACTGGAACATAACTTTCTCCATTTTTACCGTTTATACCATTCTTGCCATTCTTGCCATCTTTTCCGTCTGCACCTGAATCACCTTTATCGCCTTTATCACCTTTGGGACCTTGTATTCCTTGTGGACCCATTGCACCTTGTGGTCCTGGGGAACCTTGTGGTCCTGGGACTGGTAAAAATTGTAGTTGTGGGGCTTCCTGATCAACTGCATTAATTTTTTGTTTTTCTTGTATAGGAAAAC